AATCCCGCTCCGGTACTTATAGAATACACTCCACTATCAGTGACTCCATAACCAATCTGGCCGTACTGTATTAGGGAGTCCGGGAAAATAATACCCTGCCCTACCTCAGAAGTCCAGAGCACTGTGAAACTAAACGGCCCGATAGCTACTCCAGTAGGACTCATTTCCACAAGTCCCTTTTCAGTAACTGCCAGCCCAACACTAGCGAAGGACAAAAATCCAGTAATCTGGTCCTCAATGGCTGCTAGTGTGTTAAAACCAGCAGTCCTGTTACTAGCTGGATCCCATGTGGTAAATTCCCCCGGCCCGCTCCAATTAACTCGATTCGGCTGCACACCATCTGTATTCTGGTTTACGTTCATCTGGAGTAAGTAATCATCAAGCACGCCGAATACTTTACCACCGACATAGTTAGAACCGAGTGCATAAGTAGTACCGTCGAAGGTATAAATACTCTGCCGAGAATAGACTGCGATATATGCAACTCCATTAACAATCTGCACAGCAGTTGGGATATTTCCAGAACCAGCCCAGGGAGCATCTGAAGTTTGATGCTGTTCGTTGAATGAGAACGGGCTAATAATAACCTGATACCCATAGATATACCCAAACTGATCCACAGCCCAGAGTGCCCCATTTAACTCAAAGATCTGATAGATTTGCGAAGTCGGGAGGAATGGGACAAAGGTAAACTTAGTAGGATCAGCTACTAGATTTATCTGACATAGTACATTATCAACCGGCACTACCCCTTGCTGCTGTACTAATTGATTAGGGGCAATATCCACCGGGTCAGAATCCGAAGCCACCCCGCCCCAAGGCTTTTCGTAATATATCTCGAAATGATTATTAGAAGTCTCACGAAGTCCAGAGGGCATGGTTTATCCTATTTGGTTATGAAGATACTAAGTGTTCCGCTGCCGAGTACAGTTACCGCGAGACCGTTAACCCAACTAAGAGTCCCAAAGGAGAACATAGGATCAGCGGTATTAGCTAGTGTGTTGATAATCGTATTACCATTCTGATCCAGAATAATAAGCGCAGCACCTGCCGCTGGTTGATTCCAAAGAATATCCTTGATATATACTTTCCCATACCAGATAAGAGTAGTACCGGGAGTATCTATGAACCAAGGATTTGCTGTGATGTTATTAGCCATTTATTACTCCCTATATAAAGATATCGTCGTTCTGCCCATCAAGAGTCGGCATTGTTAGTTTCGGATCGGGTTGGAGATCGGGGGCTTCGATGATAATAGCAAGCGCGTCCGCAATACCCTTGTCGATCTGCCCAATAAGAATCTGGTCATAACAACGCTGGTCTAGTAATTTCCCGCGCTGCCACTGCATGTCTTTTACTGAGTTGCGAGTCCCGCACCTACCACAGAAGGCCCATGCGCCTTGTTGCCATGTGTGCTCATTAGCTTGTCCACGCGCCATAATTACTCCTTGCTATAAGTACATTCCCCATAAAACTCAGGCATGTGCAAAGGACTTAGATGCAGTGTCTCCGGAGTTATTAATTGCATGTAACCGGGCTGGCAATTGAGCATGTAAATAGCTCCCTCGTATGCCTTAGAACACACCCACTGACTACAAATCTCCCGGCCTTGTGTATCTAACTTGCGGTTCTTAAACATCAATCCAAGAATATCTAAGTAATTATAACCAGTCCCAACATCCTTGAATGCTGAAGCCAAAATAGTATCTATCTGCTTCTGGCTACAAGCAAGTGAGTATCTGCGCTCTCGTGTTGGTACGCAATAGTCGTATGGTCTATTCTGTATTCCCGTACCAGCATGTGCACCGATCCAGCCAGTTCCAGAATCAATCTCAACATGATCCCAAAGGCTATTAGTAACCCAGTTGATCCCAACTGCGATTATGCCTGTACCATTTACATAGCGAATCTTAAATGCACTCATACTGTCTCCAACAGCACGTCAATAATAGTAGTCGGTTGGCATCCAACCCACGCACAGACATTAGCTTCGTATGCGCTAGTATCATTATGGTCAGCAGGCGGTGCGTAGCGGCATAGTGCTTGTCGCACGTTTAGTCCTTTATAACTTGGTGTTTGGAACAAAGCTTTCATAGCTGCAAACCCAGTAGCAGTATCGGGGAAGTAAGCGAATCTCGCAACCTCATTATAACCATCAGGAATAACTTCTAATCTCGTAGCCCCATGCGCTTGTGCGAATGCTCCCCAGTTAATATCTCCTGGATTATTATTCCTAGTCGCACGACCATTAGGAATCCCAAATCCTTCTTCTCTCGCAATAGCTTGCAGTAAATTCATAAACCCTCCTATTATAAACCCACTAGGGTTGGGGAGATGGCCGCCCTAGTGGGCCGAGGCTTGCATTCACCCATCATGCAAGCCTCTACCTTGTTGCTTAGTACTAGGCGCCGTTGCTGCCCCAAGTACCAAGCCAATCCGTAGCACCCGCAGACATACGCATGGTAGTCTTCTGTTTTAGCGCGCCCGTATCGAAATCATCATCGAATTCGTCTTGCGGGTTCTGGCGCATAAATACAGTGAGGTAATGATTCTTCTTATCCGTGACCATAAACCAAGGCCCGGCGCTGGTGAAATAATGACATACCATGTACGAAAGATCTTCGCCCAAGAGCGAGTTCACGTCATTGGTATCTGTTGCAGGCTTACCACTTGAAGCGAAGAGTTCACGAGCAAGGAACCGATTTTCAGGAGCAATCAGTACCATCTTCGGCTTCAGGTTAATAGGCAAGCCCTGTGAATCTACGAGCCGCTCGAACTGCGTGGTAGCCAACTGCACACCAGTAAAGCTGAGGTCGATATCAGTAGCAGGACGGTTAGGAAAAGTACCGGCGGCGCTAATGAGATTTGGAAGAGCCGACCAAGTACTAGTCGCAGAAGGTCCACCAAGCAGAGGATGCTGGTTATTAAACAGAGAAACTCCGTCCGTAGTCGTGACATTGGCGGAAAACCCCTGATTAAAGATATTAAAAGCAACGATCTCTTTCGTGTAGCGGATCGAGCGCGCGAGAGCTTTAGGAGCCTGATTAATAACCCCGTACTTCGCATCATCCCACAGTTCCTTGGAAGTACGAACCGCCAAGGCGTAAGTAAGATGAATGTACCGCTTATCGCCACCCTGAATCATGTTAGTATACGCAACGGGCGTATTTTCCGGCTTTTCCTGTAGTGGCCCGAAACCAGCCATTTTCAAGTCCTGCTCGTACTCATTCTCCGAGGTTTTTACATTAAAGATCGCCTGATGCTCTTCTGCACGCTGTTCCGTGTCAAGTGCATCAACGTATACTTTATGCAACCCCGGAGCCATAAGTTTTGCAAATGCTCCACGTACTTGTGTCGCCATTTTATTATTCCTTTATACGAAGATATTAAGCAGTGAAGATTTGACGAGCAGCCTGTAGAACCTGGAAACGAACGCGAGCGTTGATAATATAAGTACCCGCCGCACCCGGAACTTGGTCGATAGGGTTAATACCAACCATTACAACTACTGTGTTTGTCCCCGCAGTAGCTTTACCGCCGTCCACATACCACTGGCCGTTTGCATCAATCGTAAGCCCGAACTGTGTACCAATCTGCGCCTGTGTAGGAGTCCAGTTTGCGGCCACAGTTCCGGTGCTGTTGTCGTAGGTTGCCTCGAAGATGTTATTATCAACAGAGCTTTCAAACAGCGCACGGCCATCAGCAATAGGTGCACCGACTGCGATATTAACAGCCGCGGGCTGGAATACTACCGAGCCATAAGTCTGAATCGCGCCCGGAGGCCCGATCTGACTAAATGCTCCCGGTGCTCCTGCACCACTAGTACCAAGATTCTGGCTATAGTTAAGAGCAAATCCAGCAATGGAATTAGTAAGAGTAGTACCATCCCATGCACGGATAAACCCGGCGTTAAGTTGAAGCGGAGTTCCAATCTTATAAGTCTGCCCAGATTGTTCAGGCTGGCTATTCGTGAAAGGAGTCAGCCCAGTAGTCGTCTCAACAACTCCAATTGGAATGTGAGTAGTAAGATTCGGACCTGCCATTTTTTAATCCTTCTTTCTATTTATTAAACTTCAACACCGGGATCGTAGAACGTCATTTTCTTCATTGCTGAAGCGTCACGAAAGTCACTACCTACCCCAGATTCCTGTGTCATATATTGATTTGCCATAGATGCGGCACGAGTACGGCTACTAGCTTGATCGGTAGTTCTAACCGCACGTTCGTGAGCTGCACGAAGAGCACGATAGTAAGTTGCTTTGTCGATCTTCATTGCAACTACGTCGTTGAAGCAGTAGTGGCCGTCTGCGTCTAAGGAGGTCTGAATAGCATCAGCACTTACTAAATCATTAGGCTCGATATAAGTAAATCCCTTACCGATCTTATCTCCAAGATTCTGCGGGTTCTTATTAACCCATCGTGCTTCGTAGTTCGAGTCCCGCAATTTAATAGCAAGTACATCAGCATCCATGAACGCCTTAGCTTCGATCGGCACGCTAAGATCGTAAACATCGTCCATAGTAAGTTTGGAGAAGTCTGTGATATTAACAGCAGCCTTTGGTAGCACTTGTCCCGGCATGTTGGGATTGAATTTAGAAGAAGCAATAGCCTTGCGTGTCTGCTCTTCTACGATCTTAGCAACTGCAATCATCTGTGCGGCAGTAAGCGGGACTTCGGTGCTCACGGCTGGCGCATCTACTTTCACGGCTGGTTTTACGAAGGGCTTAGCCGCAACTGGCGCGTCTTCTCGCAAGTCCTTGAACATATCCAATGGGTCGATCTCGTTTTCGTTAGACATACTCTAGTTGCCTTCTGGAAGTAATCCAGTCTTTCTCTGAGATTCCCATACGTTTTGCTACCAGCTTTTCGTCAGCATTAAGAGTCTCGGACTCGCCTTCGCTCTTGCCGCTATTGCCACTTGAGGAGTTAGAATCAAACACATTCGCACTGTTACGCGATTTGATCTTACCCTCTTGTATATCTTTCATGTGGTCGAACATTACTAGTTTGTAGCAATTCTCAACCACATCCGCACGGCACTGAGCATCAAGTGTCTGCTGCGAAATCATAGCATCTACCTTGGACTTAATATCTCCGTGATAGTATTCCTTATCCGCAAGCGCATCCTGCTTATTCATCTTCGCCGCCAGCATCTTTACCGCGGTATTAGTACCACGATTCATTCTGCTAACAGCATCCGCTGGATCAAGCATGAAATCTTCTGCTGTAACTTCTGGTCCCTTATTCTCGTTTGCCTTCGCAACTCGCGCCGCCTCTGCTCTATCAGCGCGCTCTTGCGCCATAGCCGCAGCCATTTCAAGAATCGGGCGCATCTTCTCATCTTGTGCGGCCTGCATTTCTGTTAGGGATGTTTTGAAAGAAGTAGTAAGTTCCTCTTTCAATTTCTCCGGTTTGAACTCTACATCGTCGAGCTTTTCACCTTCTACTAACTGCCCATCTCTTCGATACCACGGCATAAGCCATCTCCTTATACTTTATTGCTTTTGAAGTTCTTTACTATATAACCAATCCCAACTACCTCGTTATAAGCATCGAGTTGTCCTTTCAGATAACCCTTGCCATAATCTGTGATCCCTTCTTTACTATCAAAGAAATCATCTTTAACTCTGTCCATTAGTGCTAGTAGGTACTCCACCAGCAATTGCCCCGCCGCCGACTGGTACAGCTCCAGGATTATTACCCTCGCTTGCATCAGGTTGTCCAGCGCCACTTGGCTGTCCAGATTGCGGACTTGGCTGTTGACCTCCAACGCTTGACTGTGGGCTAAGTTCATTAGGGCGTCCTTTATCTAATAGTGCGGGTCGTGGTACTAGCCGCTCGTAATCGTCGTGACCGAAGTTCTGTACTATTTGCTTGTACAGCGATTGCTTCGCTCGGAGTACATCGGTGTAGTATTCTATCAAGTCAGGGGGAGCGCCTTGCATTCCCATAGCTTGAATCATCTGAGCATCGCCCTGATAGAGGCCACTTAGAGTTTGAGATAGCATTATATCATTCTGCTTCTCTAGTTCCTTATTCATACTAGCGGTGCTACTGCGAATACTCAGTCCTAATTTTCCAGACTTAATGTTCTCAAAAGCAGCTTTCAGGGCTTCTGCGTTATCACCGTACTGTCGTAACTTCTTACCAATTCCGAAGTGAGCATACATCTTAGCGAACTTCGAGCCGGCTCTAGAATGTGCGGATCGCATATCTGACATGCGTAGGCCGGTTCTAGAATTTTGTTGCTGAAGTACGGCGAAGGTGCCTTGGCTAGAATAGATTCCACGTTTGCTGTTGACAATACCGCCACCAGTACCTCCTGTTGCAGGATCTATTCCTGTGCGTTCTTTTACTAGGGCTAACGATAAATTCTCCCCGTCAAGCGAATCAGCTTGGGGATTGTTAAGTTCAAGTCTTTCGATCTCACCTGGATCAGCAGGCACGAGAACACCAGGATAAAACTGTAGAATCGAATGAAGCTTCGAATTCTTATTAACGCGAAACGCTGTTGTATTGGAAAGTGTTTTAGCATTGATTCGTTGGCGATGCATCTCGCCAATTTCATCTTGCAGTGCTTTGAGCATTTCTGCAAAACCGTATCCATAATACTGGTCATCATCATATGCCAACTTTGCGTCTTCGAAGATATCCATGTTCTCTGGATAGTAGTTGAAGAAAGATACTAACCGAGTCTTGCTTCGTGGATGGTGAGTGCATTGCAAACGGTAGTTCTGTCCGTTGTGCTGATAACGAAACCAGCACTCATAAAGATCGTACTCGTCGCTGAGCGATCCCGAACTAGTAGCCCCTAATCCCTGCTTCTCTTCAATGTAGTTCTGAAGAACATCTGACTGACTACGATCAGGCTGGGCAATAATAGCATCAATATCTTCATCTTTGAAAAACTTCAGAGCTTTCTTGTCTTCGAGTGTCTTTCTAGAGACAGTCATTATGTGGCATTTGAATTTTGAATCTTCGAGCTTCTGTGTACTGATATCTGTCAGGAACTTATTAAGCGGAATGTTCTCAGGACGAGGACCATCGAGTCGGATTACTTCTTTCGTCTCGTACTTGTAATCCTCACCGCTCATTCCATCCGTAGATACTATCTGATTCTCTACGTGATAGAGCCAAGGGAACTTAATAATACCAGTACCATTCCTAATAGTACCAGCGAACCACGCTTCCTCTACTCGGTAGAAGTCCAGTTCCGAAGGCTCCAGCGCCATATTACTAAGGAACTTCTCGATAGCAGAACGCTGGTCGTCACCTTCGCCGGTCTTAATATCACCGTAAATCTTAGCCGTCCACAGAGGATCAGTCATGTACATAGCCATGACTCTAGCTAGTAGATTATCGCTATTCGAAGCAATAATCTGAATCTCTATATTAGAAGCCCCCGGCCAAGGAGTATCACGGGAGTCGTTCTTGGGAGTACCTTTGTAAAGTCGAGCGTACTCTTTCAGTTTATCTTCTCTGAAATTCCGAGTACGCTCGTACCAGTAAGCCGTGGATTCCTCCACAAATTTCCACATCTCTTCAGTAGCATCTTTTCCGAAATTAGTTTTGACCGGTCGTATCGCTGGCATTTGATTCTACCTTAACTTCGGGATTAGATGATACAGTTGTTACTTGATTTGGGGAGGGCTGCATGTGACTTATACCGCACAGGGTACTACCTACTCCAGCGAAGTAATAACCAAGCTGGAGATTGTACTTCGCCGCGAGATACATGGAAGTGAAAAGTACGAGAATCCCCCAGAATGTTAGTGGAAGATTCCCGATTGCTTTTATGATCGAAACCATTTCTTAATCCTCAGTCATGCAGGAGTTTGAACAGCGGCACCAGTTACGGGAGCGGCTACAGATGCGGCGACGGCGGGTGTAGTAGTTGCAGCGGGCTGCGTAGTAATAAATGCATTCGACGCAGCTACGAGGCTGTTTACGAAAGTCGTATACTGTGCGGTGGTGACAGTGGCAGGATTAACTCCAAGCGCAGTAAGAGTCGGCCCGAGGGAAGTAGCAAGTGAAGATACAACAGATGCAAGCTTTACAGCATTACTCCCGGTCGTATTCCCAGCCGCAACTCCAAGAGCTTCTGCGTTTCCGATTGCAGTAATACCAGTCTGGATCAGAGTAGAAAGACCCGGCATGTACGCATTCTCAAAAGGAGTAGCGATCGTCTGAACTTCCTGCACAATCGGCGCAGCTTTCTTAAAAATACTGGCAATATCTTCGCCAGCTTTTTCAAGTACAGTAAGGAATGACATAATATAAATCTCCCTATTTCCAGAAATGATCTAGTATTCTAAGAATCACAGCGGTGATAACTCCACCCGCCGCACTATATGATGCAAGCTTGATCTTAAGTGTAAGTATATCCGTAGATACCTTGGTTACTTTTTGCTCAAGACTGTGTAAATCTTTTCTGTTCTGTGAATGTTTCTCAGTTGTGTCGATCTTTAGATTACTCAGTTTCTCATTAAGTACTGCTTGGCCTATAGCAAGATCGACTAAGCTCACTTCGCCGCTCTCGCCCATACTAATACCCCGAGATACTATTTCGTATATTTCGCTTGTACTGATTCTTTCTTCGAAGAATTTCCATTTCAATCTCGTCAGTGTTAGTATCAAAATCCCATACTTGCGGCCCATAGCCCAAAGTATCGAGTACGTCAACGAGTTTCCCGGCGGGATAGGTTTCAAATTCCTCGTGGAACTCTTCCATTCCCTTGCTATTAAGCCAAAATTCTCCGCGTTCAAAAATAGGTCCGAGACCATCAATACGCATTTTCTTAGCATTCTTGGTCTTGGGAGTAATAAGCTCCTTGATGGTAAGGTTGCCATATCTAGGATCTCGTCTTCGTTCTTCTTTTATTTTGTACTCTAAGTGGTACTTGAGGTATTTTTGAGCGGCGATTGTTTCCATGTATATACAATCAAGTTTCCACACCTCGACTGCGAGATATAACATTGTGTCGATGAACTCGTCTGTACCACAGGATTTAGCCCATACATCGAGTAAGTACACCCGTCTTGGATTCTCGGCCACTCCGGTAATAGTAATAGCATGTCTGCACCTACCCTCATTGCCGCTATGATTAGGGTCTACGATCATGTAGCGTTTTAGATTACGTGGGGCGATATCTTCTTCTACGTCGCCTTCGTGAACCTTGTGCCGTATTAGAACTTTCTGCCGAACCTTAGTAGCACCATTCTTAGTCATTGGCGCGGCGTCGGTGTAAGTGAAATTGGAGTCTTTAATAAACTCATAATACCTAAGACTACGCTTATCAAACTTTACCTCGGCCGGATTAATAGGTACATTAAGATACTGGCAGCTAAATAGATAAGAGCCGAGACGCTGCTTGTAACGAGCAAGCTTCTCCAAGTTGAATGCTTCTGGAAAAATTGGCACGCCGAAAGGGTGTAAAGAACAGCAGCCACCAAGGGCGCTATGAGTAGTAAAATTAAAATACTGCTCATTACTGCGAATGTAGCTATTAAGATCCTTGTAGCTCCATCGGTTCCCGACAATAATCTCATCATTATCCCTACCACCATCATCTATTGCGGCGTCAAAGGCGCCCACGAGTAGTTGATGATACTCGATAGTTTTCTGCATCGTGGTGTCGGATTCAAATGCCGCTCTACCAACAAGATCATCTTGGATAACCATATCGTAATGGCGAGATTGTAGGGCAGATCCCACACCGATAAAATCAAATGTTCCTTCACCTTGAATTCTACCAGCTTTAGTACGCATTTGATGTAGACTTTCATCATTTTGCGTACAGCTAGAATCAGGTAGTATTTCCGGGAAAAGATATTTGAACAGAGCATTATCTCTGTAATGTCCATAAAATCGCACACCAAGCTTCTTCGCATTGTTAATAACCTCGCTAACTAGTAGAATGCGAATATCTTGATTATGTACATACCTCATCCACTGGATGTATCTATCACCATGCCCCATAGCACGCATGTACAACTCATCCTCATAACTAAAAGGAAGCGCGCGCCACATTGGGTAGCATTCTGAGTAGACGGTAGATTTGAAATGGTCACGAGGTATCTCGATTACTTCTTTCAGGCCATCTTTCTCTACTACTTGGCACATCTGAAAGTGCATGTTTCTATCAGGATCGGGGTTCTTCTGGAACTTATTCTTGCCGAGAATTACTGTTGCGAAGTAGAACAAAGACCCAAGAGCATTCAACCTATGAATAACCCGCATCGTTTTTTCATCGGGATGCGTAGGAGGTATTACTTTATACGACCTCGTAACACTCGCCGGGAGATATAACCCACCCGTCTCGCTATACTCATACTCCGCGTTTTTGTCTAGGACGGCTTCTAAATCCTTCTGAGTATAGCTCATAGATCCACAGTTTCTGTTTTAGGATTTTTAACTCGGCATTCGCAGAAGCTAGTTGGGTTTGGAAGGTCATTATATCTACCGCTGCGCGTCGAAGTAGAGCGCATAGGCCGAGGTAGTTATACGTTCTCATTCGCGCCATTGGTCATCGTCCTAATAACTCGGCACCACCGCTTCGCGGCGGATGCCTCGCGGACTGTTTTTTAGCCTGCCGAAGGTCCGACGCAATAATTGTTTGTTACTAATACAGAGACCTAACTAGTAAGGTGGCGCTTCGCATCTTCGGCTGGGCTACCTAGCGCAGTGTCCGAGGCCGCAACTAGGATTTAATGAGTATGCGTACGGTTGATTACTAGTTAGGCTTCTGTAAACTTAGATCGAGTTCTTCGAGGGTTTTCTCAGTGTTCTCTTCGCTCATCCCGCGCATCTGTTCGCCAGCGGCCCCGGCACTAACAGTGAATCCGCCAGCGGCCTCGTTCATACTAGTAGACTTCGGCGCGCCCGCGAGCAGGGCCATGAGGTTATTAGCAACGCTCTGGTCCACTGCCATGTTAGGCTTGGTCTCAACAGTCACACTGCTCTTACTAACCTTCGCTAGAGTACCTTCGCGGTCCATTACTTCCAGCGCGGCTTTGAAGCGCAGGTTCGGCCCATACTTGCCGAGGATGCTGTCTCGAATGACCATCATGCTACTTGGGATCATGCTGCGAAGCTCCTCGCGGGAGTTATCAATATCCTGACGTAGTTGCTGGTCGTACGCGCTTACTACCCCACTCGCCAACTCTATCATCTTCGCATGGTACTCAGGAAGCTGGCGCACTAGCACTACAGTCTGCTTATTAATCCCAAGGTGATTAGCAATCTGCTCGTTCGAGTACCCCGCCGGGTCTAGACTCAGCCGCGCAATCCGCTCGATTTTAAGCGCACGCTTCCACGTCATCTTCAACGTGGGGTGCAACGCGCTCGGGTTATTAGGATTCGCGGGAGCCATTTATAAAATCCTCTATACTCGTATTACTATGCTCACTACTAATCAGGCACAGGCCGGGTTCGGAGGAGTTAGTGGCTGGAACTATCAGGGACTTATCCCAAGCATAATCGCGACTGAATTTCTCCAGCGCCTCTATTATTTTCGATTCCGCCATATATTTAACTCCCAGCACGAACACCGGCTCGGTGCTCTGATACCCCTTACTATATATAGATAGGGGGAAAATAAAAAGACCGCTATACACGGTGCATACTCCCGCATACCCCACTTGCGCCCTCCGGGCCACCACGCCCCTTCGCGCACCTCTTTAATACTTGCTTCGCAACTCGGAATAAGAACTTATTATTACTTTCTAAAGTGCGAATTTTTTAAAAAATTGTTTTGGTACACCCCGGCCTGTTGAGTTACATTTCGATTTTTTGGAGGTGGGTGCTAATAGGAATGCTTTAGCAGTAGCGCGGCGCGAAGCGCATTGTATACAATAGTGGATACATAGTAGTACGCAGCCATGTATGCGCGCTGTTATATACTTAGTAACTAAAGAGATAGTTCGCACGCGCGAGTAGGACGTGTATAATTACGACAGCAGCAGTTATAACTAACAGGCTGGCGGAGTAATCTGTAAGAGAAAAAAGATTTTCGAAATAAAGTTTTACGAAACGCGCATAGAGCTACAAAGTGTGTATAATAGATACAGCAGCAACGATGCGGTAACAGAGACTAGCTGATACTAGTCCATAGCAAAGGAGATTACCATGAACGTTACGATTATGTTGAATGACCACCAAGTAGAAGCGCTGGCCAAACTGGGATTGGCTGATGATGTTGAGACGCTTGCGTCTAACGCGGTCGCAACGGCACTCAAAGGCAAGTTCAAGTATTACGCGGATAAAGCGGAGAGCGATACGGCGAAGTCGTATGATTGGGCGATTCGGAGTGGCGCGAAGTTTGATAAGGATAAGGGCGCGTTTGTCAGCGGGTACATGTTCCAGCTTCGGGAGATACTGAAGAATCTCTAGTAGTAGCACAAGCCGAAATAGGGGGAAGGGCTAGGCAGTGCTGAGCGCCCCTTATATGCACGTAACGCGTGCACTGACGAGGCTTTTATGACACTTGAGACGTACGATATTGGATTCATGCGACGGATGTTAGAATGCGCCGTGAGGGCTGGTGATGTAAAAGCCGCGGAGTTCTGGCGCGCGCATATTGAACGGGAGCTATTAGATGCCAAAGAATAACCCAATCCGCTCGCTAGTACACCCCGACGTGGCGCACTACTTGGCGATCGCGGAGTCTAATAAACGCGAGTGCGATGCTATTGACGCGCTGCATGAGAAAATGGACGCGCGACGTTCTACCACCGGGATTGGCGCGGATCGTAGGGATAAAAAGAAGTATATAGCGCCTACGCTACATGATTTAGCTGCTAATAATCCACTACTCCGTGATATGCTGCGAATGGCACAGAAATAGCTAATAATAACCCGCTAGCAATAGCGGCCCTGCGGACGGTCATGTGTCTCTTCGGGACCGAAAGCGGATTCGTTTCAAACCAAACCGTTGAAAACAAAGGGGATGGATCGATCGGGACACACTGCCGCATGACGGCACATATAGGTGTGCGTACGATTCGATCCGTCGATCAATTACTATTAGTCTCTTAGTAGTAGTTGCTTCCTTTCTTATTAGAAAAAAAAAAAAATTAATAATAATAGAACAACAAGTAATAATAAGAGCTTAGAGCTATTAGCAAGTTAGTAGAATCGAAGTCAGCATCGATCACCCTCCCCACCGTGGAGCGTTGACATGCGGCACGATGGACGTTTCGATCTATGTGTGACATTCTAAAGGACTTAGGTTGATCGGGCACCCGCCTTTGATCCCTTGACAATCCCATCCCCATCCCCTATACTCTCTTTATAAGGCGTTGACGCTCCGCGCATGGAGATTATTAGTTATGAAACAGGTTATTAAAGATCGAATTGCACGTATTGATAAAGAGATTGACGAGCTTGTTGTGCAGTGTAATGCTGCGTTAGAGCGCGAGCGTGAGATGGAAGGGAAAATCTTCTTTGCTAATGCTAGTGGCTCTAAGGGATTACTTGCGCGTATACAAGCTCTTACTGAGAAAAAAGAAGAGATTACTGATAAAGCTTTGTATGGTTCAATGGCTAAGACTAAGTTTGAGCGTGGTATGGAAGATAGACAGACTAATCTTGCTGCTGCTCAGGCTGAGGCATTGGATATTGCTAGGCAATTCGGTGAAGCTGCACTAGCTGGTGATACTGAACTAGCGAAAGAATTAAAACACAAGCTTGGGAATGCTAATAGGATTGTAGCGATCTATGAGAACTCGCTTGATAATTGGAAGAATAAAGAAGACAAGATAGTATTCAAGAAAGAAGCTGTACGGAAAACTATTCTTGAACCAACTACTGAGCGTGCGATATATCAAGTAGATAATCCACGACCTGCTGATCCTGAAGTATTGAGAGCTATTGAATTACTAAAGAATAAAGGCAAAGAATTAAAACCTGAAGCGAATAAAACAAATATCGCTATGATTACTCCTACTGAGGCTGATAAAATCAATGGGCCTACAGACGAGCATGATAAGTACAGACCAAAAGAAGATATCGCATATGATAACTCTATCTTCGAAAAGGTAGACAAACCAAAAGTAGTTATAGACTTCGGAGAATAACAATGGACCTGTTTATATTCGTAATCAAATTCGTAGTACTCGGTTGTATGTATATCAGCGCGTATATTCTATGGTGCGTTGTAGCTAGCCTGTTCGTGGGGAAGAAGGATAATCATACCAATATACTCGGCTAATAACATGGGCGCTGTATGCCCATTCGGGGGCTTTCATATAACAGGTGCGATTTGATCAATCGGTAATAACGCGCTGAAATACGCTGCGACCTCTATAGTCAGCCCCCTAATGGTTGTATAATACCAGCATGTGAACTCGCGCATGGCAACAAGCCTGTTACACAGTTAAAAAAGGAGATAGTATGATAAAAGGAGGTTTTGTATTTCCGCTCACCTATAACGAATACTGGCGTATGGTCCAACATAATCCACGATTTTGGTATACGCAAGAGGATTATTGGGCCGAGCAACTATGGGATTCAGATTGTAATAACTGTAAACACGTAAAAAGAATTGAATTTGACCGTAAACAAGAACAGCCCCATGTATTTGGATCGCCAGCCATTTGTGGTTTACATAATAAATATATTCGATGTTACCATCCTGGAATTCATAGTGCATTCACATGTTTTGTACATATCCGAACTGGGGAAGTAAGTCCGCATACTAACACAGCAGCCGAACAGGTAAAATTTAGACCCTTTAAAGGAGTAATAAACCATGAGCGCGATTGAGATTAACGACGATATCGAGCAGCTTTCTAACTTCATCCAAGCTGTTACACTACTTGCTAAAGTATTAAACCACGGCAGCGCATTTACAGATAATATAATGCCAACCAACACGGAGCAATTCTTAGAGGATGCTTCTTTAAGTCTAACCGCAGTTATGGAAATGATTACAAAAGAAATCTAACCACGACCGAAGGTCTGCCTCACAAGTAGCTATTAACATAATGGAGATTGATATGAAAATAAAATCAGATAAAAACACAGCAAGATATTGCTTAGAAATAAGCTGGTTTGAGACAGCAGCGTATTTTATGGTAAAAGCGTATCTAGGGGGAGAATTAAAATGCTCCACGAATGCTTAGCATGTGAGCGCGTATTCACTATGGGACGCGATGGTAATACAGGCGTGCCTATTGATTACGCTTCAACTTATTGCACTCCAGAGTGCTATGAGCAATTTGAAGCCCAACTAAAAGCAGAAGTAGAACGCGCTAACGCGAGCGAGCTAAATCCACACCTCGATGGCTCTGATTCTAATAGCCAATCCTCACTCGATATAAACAAAAACACAATCCGCGCGATTGTAAACGGATTCAATTTCAAGGTGAAGCCATGACAAAACTAGAAATACTCCAAGCCTTCCGCGCATTCCCATATAAAAACCAACCAATTGCTACGAAGTATCTACTATCTAAGAAGTAACATGGCAGATGTTTTGCCATCCGCACTTATAGACAAAATAGGTAATCATCAGGTTGAGATACCTGCGTGATAAGTGCGGATGGGAACACAAACTAACATGGAGCAGTACATGATAATACTTCTAAATAAAGAAGGAAAAATAAATCATATATCTTGGGATAGAGAATGTAGACTACCACCTTGGGTGCTTCAAAATCGTCTAAGAGAATTTCATCGCCACTGGGTACTTTGGTGTCAAGAGGTGTTGCAATGAATCTCGAACGAGCACGCGCACAACTCGATTCACTGTGCAGAACTGAACCGAAGGTTCCTACACAGCTAACCGGGATACAAAAGCAAGCAGCAGCCAATTCGAAACAAAAGGGAGAATAATATGTTTAAAGTAGAAAAAGTAATAACCTACAACGTGATGAACTATAAAACCTATTCGCGAGTATCTGAGGGGCATACGGATGAGAATACCGCGCTCAAGATAGTAGATGCTTTAAATGCTTTGGAGCTTTCTACCGACGAGAAAATCAAACGCCTTGAAGCAGAACTTGAAGAGGCAAAGAAAGTCACATTCTAGCATAAAAATGCCTTGACAACTGCCCCTTGGTTTGGTACACTAAGGGTCGGTCGTCGATACATTACATGCATGTGTATCGGTTACTAGAATCAAAAACACTAACTCGTAGCTATGCTACCATAACAATATACTAGCTACTTGCTAGTAGGGAGATCAACTAAATGTCTACTACTGCCGTTATTCCTTCGCCTAATTCCGTCGCCGCCCTTCCTGTCAAGAACGAGAATGTTAACTTCGCCGTCGTGGTAAAGTTGGATGAGCAGAGCAAGATTACTGCCGTGCGTCATACTTCCAGCGAGAAGGACATTGCAACTCTCGAATCTCCCGAGTACAAGGGCACGGAGACTATTGCGTTCAAGCAGACAGTAATCAAGCCGTCCGCTGGCACTCTCGAAGGCTTCGAGCAGCTTATTCCTGATGCGGATGAGCGCCTGTCTATTATCAACAAGGGACTCAGCGCGAAGTTCAATCAGAAGATTCGCACAACGCTGATCGAGCAGGATGAGGCGGGTAATCTTGCATTCCAGCCAGTAGAGCCAACGTACGATGGTACTCCGCTAGTTCAGGCTGCTAGCGAGCGCGTTTCCGCATCTCCTACGGACAAGGCTATCAAGATGCTTGGTTCGCTTTCGCCCGAAATGCTCCAGCAGATTCTTGCACAGTTCGCTGCTATCAATCAGGGATAACTTGCCCGAAGGGCTGTTACACAATTAACGTTTTACGCATGAGCTACTTGATCCAATTCGGTTAATACCCCCGGCCACACTTGCTAGTAAAGAGGTGTGGCCTTTTTTAGCTCTACGGTTGTAGGAGATTATGCATGATAACATACGAATGTCCTAATTGTCGCAAGATGGCTGGAATATCTTTAGACTTAATATATTCAGAAAGATTCAAGAATTGGTCCTGCGATAATTGTTGGAAGTCTTATTCGGACAAATATCTGCGAGACCAGAGAAAGGGTGAGATGAAAGAAGTAATTGTTAATACGACCGCGAACGGAACAATTTACGAACTGAAATTCAAAACCCTCCCGCGTAAGGGATACTTCGCGGAGAATATTCAACCGATCATTAACCTAATAAAGGCAATGATCCCAGCAACCGCACGGGAATATAACCCAAGCACATATACCTGGGGGCTTGGTGCTGAGTATTGGCCGCCGCTAAAAACCAGCATGGAGGCGCTTGGGTTTAAGATTACATTCTTAGATAAGCAACCCGCTAGTGGTCCGAAAGTGCATGTACCAACGGATTATGCTGAGAATTTCTACTACACTGCACCAACTAGCACGAAGGAGTCTACACAATCAATTGCTGCTCAACTTAGTAGTTACTTGGGTGTAGAAATAACCACCCAAGACTTATCAGACCTGAAGAAACTCTACCGCGCCAAAGCCCGCGAATATCACCCGGATATGGGTGGGGACGCCAAGAAGATGAGCGAGCTTAATAGACTCTGGACGCTCTACTCTAACAAGGAGGTAATGTAATGCGAGCACGATTTAAAAGCTACGAAGAGATGCCGGAAGTTTATAAATGCTGTACACCTCGAATAGAAGGCATACACAAACAAGCAGGGAGGGAAATAGATATAACTCCCTGCGATCGTCCTATTCGGATTGAATGTACTATTTGCGGCCTAGAAAGTATTGGCCCCGGTTATCACATAACTGGAAGAAATATCGGAATACTTCCAAACATGGTAGATATAGACGAAGGAGCAACTAACTAGCCATGAAACTAGGATTCGCAATAATCGCCGGTTCGATTCAGCCATACTTCATTGAAAATGGCGAGGCTGTAAAGGTAGAACTAACCCCGATGGAAGTATTCGAGCTAGGGAGGTACGCGCGTGAAGGCACTAATAAGAAAAGATAAAAACGGCTATTGGAAAGCGCGATTCGACGGTTATAACGAATGGTTTATGACTTTCGAGGCCGCTGATATCTGGGTCCGTAAAACCATGAAACGCTACTATAAAGAATCAGTAGCGTTCTCGATACTCGGTGATATCGGAGTAAATCTACTAAGCTGCCGCGAGCGTGAGCTTGTTGATAAGCTTATTAAGAATAGGTGCAAAGGTATTACTAAAAAGCAGTATGGCTGGTTAAGGGGGATACATGAGCGACAGCAAAGGGAGTGGTAAACCTATTTACTATATTTATTATTGGTCAAAAGCCGGTTATTGGTATAAAAGTACAAGCACTTTTAATAAAGATATGGTCGAATGTTTGCGTGATAGCTATAGACGTTGTGGCTGGGCTACAGCAGTAGAAAGAGGAATATGGACATCGACCGTGAATGCAGCGTATGCAAAGAGTTAGCATCTTATTTCTGTCGCATGTGCTCCGCTCATTACTGCGCGGAGCATTTGTGCTTGCATCTATCAGTAGCGTGGGAATCTAATACATGGACGAATCGTAATAAAGGAGAATGGGATGAGAGTACAGATGTACGAGAAAATGAACGAAGTGATAGCCCCACAGTATATTCACAAGAGAAGGCAGTACGAGATTTATTACCGCATACTCCAAAACTTGTGGGCACGTATACTGAAACGCAGTTACAAGCATCGTACCAGTTTTATCTGTCTCAAGCTAGAAGAGTGCGAACTGAGTTGGAGCGGCGTGCGGTACTTATTGAGGGTGCTTTACCACGCGAATCGAAGTCTGTTATATCATTTTCAAGGGGGAATGGAAGTAGAAGTCGTAGAAAGACTTTTCCAGCATCTGCCAGTAAACACATTCAAGTATTGCAAGATAACATCAGGACAGGTACAATATCCCTCGAACAAGTAACAGCCCGCATCCGCGCTGCTAGTGCTACTAAATAGTAGTAGCAGCGTCAATGTGCGCTTTTGCGTGCAGGAAAGAGAATGAATATGAACGATTTGATTAAAAAACCCGCAACATTCCGAGTAGGCGCGAAGCCTCTATCAGGACTCGCCGCGCGTAAACAAGCGGCCGCGCTTGCTACTAACGAACCAATAGAAATCCCCGCGCACGAAATGGAACATCGCATCGGGATAGTATTTGATGATTCAGGTTCTATGGGCTCCGCGCAGATTGCAGATGCAAAAGCGGGAGTGGAGGAATTTCTTCGCAGCTGCGAAAAAGACAAAACCGCAGTAGCAATCTACCCAATGAACATGGAAGGAATCCCGCTTTGCAGTAATCTCCCAGCGGTCGCAGTATACGCACAGGGAATCTCAGCAACAGGCGGCACACCACTAGTGCGAACTGCTAATAACATGCTGAACCAGAACAAGCTCACCCGCGCTATTATCTTCAGCGACGGCTCACCAACTGGCGATCGGGATATTGAGAAGTTGATCGCACACGGAGTACCGATTGATTGCGTATACATCCCGGATATGTATGTAGATGCAAGCGCAGAACAATTCATGCAAGAGCTTGCACGTAAGACCGACGGAATCTACTTACGATTCGAGCGTGGTAAATCTAACTTCCGTGCAGCTTTTAAGTACCTCAGTCCTGGACTCCGGTACATGCTTGCGGACAAAAGCTTCGTGAGTAAACTAGAAGGGCGTTAGTATGAAACCCAACCTAATACCGGGGATGCGCACTAGAGGAATCAAGCGCGCCTCTAAAGCCGAGCATCTTAAAAAGCAGGACCGCTCGTTCTATAAAGAGCAAGCGGCGGTTAAGAAGGCCAAGCTCGAAGAAGCAAGAAGGATTAAGGCTAATAAGGAGTATATGATATGACAACACATGATAGAACTATAGCGCTATGCGACGAACTTTCGAAGATTTGTGATATTCTCATAGACCTAATTGGCCATGTAGAAAAGCTCAAATCCGAACAAGAAGAACTCCAAAAGCAAGCAGCCGAGCACGAGCAAGCAATTGTAGCTTTGAAAGAGAAGTTATTCTACGCCGGGATTGGTGATGATTAATGAGCGCCCTAACAACCGAACAATCCCAAACCGTACTTCACCTTTGCATGAAACTCTCCGCGCTCAAAATAAGCGGCGAGTTCAAGCAAGTAGAAGCCGGGCCGATAGTATCAACCTACTACTTCACACTTGGCGCGGATATTCCGATTGCTAAGATAATGAAATCTGAGGAGGACTTGGCGCTCGCAGTAGGGGCGCCGTCTGTACTTATAACCAGACTGGGGGCACAAATTGCGATTGCGATTCCTAACAAGACAAAAGAAACAGTTAGTTACGATAAATGCCTGCACGCTCTTATGCAAAGCTCTGGACAAGGGCTTCCTATTATGCTCGGAGTTGATACTAAAGGTACTCCAAACACAATTGACCTGCGAGAATCTCCACACATTCTCGCAGCGGGTTCTACAGGCTCAGGTAAAAGTGTACTCCTTGCAGCTATCATTAGCGGTCTTGCGACTAAACTCTCTTCGAGAGAAATGAAACTAATGCTAGTTGATACTAAGCAATTAGACCTGCCGCTATTCGCATCCCTACCACACACCGTAGAAGTCGCGGATGATATAGAGAAAATCTATGTTCTATTCGAACGCCTCATGCAAATAGTCCGACAGCGCACGGAAAAAATGAAAGGAGTAGCACGAAACATAACCGAGTACAACCGCATAACCGGCGCGGCACTACCATACTACGTAGTAGTAATCGACGAGTACGCAGATATCGTAGGCGCGGATAGTAGCATCGCGCTCAAGTTACAGAAGCTCGTCCAAATCTGCCGAGCCGCTGGAATCCATGTAATCCTTGCAACACAGCGGCCCTCAGTTAAAATCATAACCGGCGATATCAAAGCGAACTTCGGTACTCGCATCGCACTAAAACTACCAACCGGCTACGATAGCAAAACAATCATTGATGAATATGGAGCCGAGCAGCTGCTAGGAAAAGGAGATATGCTATGCAAATTGAGTTCCGACGAACAAGTTACACGGTATCATGGTCCTATGCTAAGTATGGATCATATTTCAAACGTACTCGCTAATTGTGATGCGATTCGAGATAGTTACAAGCATTTGAAACTTAATTGAAGACTTAATAGTATCGAAATCTGGCCTTGGCCCCCTGTATGGGGTCAGGGCCATTTTCAGGTAAAGGGCTGATCCTAAAGGGGATGCAGGGCTTGACGACCCTGTATGCAGGGTGTATGCTCTCTATATGGAACCCCTTGAGGACAGTAAAAGTCAGACTGCTCGAACATTCGATGGCTTCTATCGAACAACGGGCAAGAAGACGAAAATGGCAGGATTTAGGATTTATCAAGAACAAGCTGATAAACTTAAATCAGACTACGAGGGTAATACATCGGTACTTGTAAGATTGCTACTTGAAAAGTATTTTAATGGTGAATTACCCGAAGTAGAAACGAAGTATAAACAGTTAGTTGGGGAGTAATCCTTATGGCTTCTGAGAAATACGGCGGAGATGTAATACCTTGCTGTGCGGCCTGTGACATAATACCAGACGGTACGAAAATTTGCACTAAGTGTGCGGTCGTATTTTGCAAACACTTTGCGTCATCAACAGATGTGCGGTACTGCGCGAATTGCATAAGCGACTTCACCATAAAGGAGACTATTATGGAGAAGATTGTAGAGCATGAAAGGCCTGATGGAACTGTTACATTCTCCCGGAAGTACCAAGCAAGGCATATTACTTTGCAGGGAACAGATTGGTTATTTGCCGCACATAAGATAGAGGAGATGACGGATGCGGAGATTGAAGCGTCGATAGAATATCATCGCGCTAATGTTGGACTGATGTTACAAGAGCGAGAGAGTAGGAAGCTGGAGAGATTTAAGAAGCTTTCTGGAATCAAACTCGTGCATGAGAAGCATGAATCTCAGTTTGATAGAGAGAAGCGCGAGTCAAAAAGTAGCGGGAAGAAAACGCGCACTAAGGTTAAAGAGAAAGAAGTAACTGGCGAGCAGCTACTACAGATGCTTCAGACTTTAGCTAAGAGCGGATTGAGTATGGAGCAAATTACTGGAATACTAGGAGGGAAGAAGTAATATGGGGATTCTTACTGATTACGAGAAGGTTAGAGCGGCGGCCGGGAGTTATCTAACCGGGGACCAGTACAAAGAACAGCAAGCAGCTAAACAGCAGGAAGAAATTAGACGTGCGGTGCCGAAGTTCGAAGCAGATGGGCAATATATAGGAATGTTAGCTGGCAAGAATGACCCAGTTAATAGCCCATCGCACTACACAAGCGGTGGAATTGAAACAATTGATTTTATTGAAGCAAAGAAGCTTAATTATAATTTGGGTAATACTGTGAAATATATTACGAGAGCAGGGAAGAAAGATAACACGATACAAGACCTAGAAAAAGCAGCATGGTATTTAGCACGAGAGATAAAAACCCTAAAGGGAAACTAAAACTATGAACATAGCAGATGCAGTGAGCAAGTTCCATTGGATGCAGCTTGGAGAAGATGGCGTTGTTGAGATGTTCCTCGACCATCACTCACTCGCAACCTTCCGTAGTTGCGAGGCCAGCTTTGAGCTTTCCATGATGGCTAATATCAAAGGAAAGCATAAAAGCTGGAACCTTGAGTTCGGTATTGTGTTTCATAAGATGGTTGAGTTGTTCTACATTGGCAAACGCGATGAAACATTTGAGTTCAATGATTGGCTGAGCAAGGCTTGCTAC